ATACCTTGGAGAATTATTCCTAAATTGAAAATCTTGATTAAAAGTTTTTGTAGAGTTATTGGCAGTAACTGTAAAATTAGCTCTAAATAATTTTTTATCATCCCTCCAATATTTTTGAAATCCCTGTGTTATTTTTGGAGTTATAATATTATTTCCATTTGCTGGGTCTTGTGATAAAACAACATTAAAGTCTGATGTAGTTTCAAAACTTGAAGAATTTGGGTTTGTTATATTAGTAAAGCTATTATATGTAAGTGAAGCATTAGGGTCTCTTATGGATAAACCTTGCTCATCTAAAATTCTAAATTCTGCACTATTAAGTACTTGGCCTCCTACAGGAATAATAGTTTTTTCTATAGTTGAACCTACCCAATTACTACTTGTATCTGCTGTAATTGGGTGTAATTCTCTACTAGCAAATGAGCTAAATAAGTACCCTATACCTTGATCCGCAATGTTTACATCAACTGATGTACTAGGGAAATCATCTAAGAAAAGTGTTAAAGTCTCTGTTCCTTCAGTAATTTGATCATTTCTAACTGAGATAGATTGGGTACCAAAATTATTAAACACATTAAAATAACCATCATAAGGAACTTCAAAATCTCCTGGAGCAGATGCTGTTATATTACTACCTGTTATTGTAAATGGAATTAATGTATTATTAGGTACACCATATGATTCTAATGAAAAAATTACATCTCTATTTTCTAAAGTAGAAGAAACATTTGAAGTTAATATAAATAAATATACTGGTGGTATTTCTACAGGATATTGATTAAATATCGACATATACCCATTAGTAGGTCTATTATATTGTGACATGAAAATACTTAACTCTTCATCATCTGAGTCATAAAACCTAATACCATAAAGATCTGTAAATTGGTAGTTTGGTTTTTTGAAATCTGAACAATCTTCGTTTAGTTCTCCATTTGTAACTAAAATTTGAGATCCTGAAAATTCACCATCATAAAACTCATATTGACTATCATTTAGTTTTGTGATAGATCCTGATAATGTTGAGAATGATTCTGACCATCTTTGATAATTAACATCGTTATATTTAGTATCTAATGGTAAATAATTAGTGTTTAAATAAAGATTTGTTTCATCCCATACAATATTTTTACCTTGAAATTCTCTAAGTGGATCTTCTGATGGATCTGTTACTCTTTCTGTAACTGGTGTTTGGAAAGAAGAAGTGTTGTTATTTTGAATTTGACATACAGCCCAAAAACCATAATCTTCGGAAGATATTCCAGAGGATGAAGATATTTGATATTCAAATACTGTTAAAGGAGTAATTGAACTTGATGCATGTTTTTTAGCTTGTAAGAAAAATCTTTCACCATCGTACATTTTTATAGCCTCTGTAGTTAAAGAAGAACCCGAAGGTAAATTATATTCTCTTAATTTTCCTCTAATAGTGGAATTAAGTGAGGCTGTAATATCCTGAAAAAATTGAGATGGGAGAGGAGGTCCAGGAAGTGAATAATCTGAAGAAATTGTAAATATTATTTCAGGAGCAGGTGCATTAAGTTCATTGAAAACTCCACCTGGACCACCTGAAATTTCAACCATGTCGATTGATCCTGTTAGAATTTTATTTTCTAGGGATGCTTGTGGTTGTGGGTATTTATTTCTTTCTAATAAATGCTGTTTTACAACTAAACCTGAGGCTAAACTTGTTCTTGTAGGGATAAAATCCTTGATCATTTTAAATAATGAATTATCAAAGAATTTTATTAACCTAACAAAATCAGTTAAATCATATTGTTTTATATATTTTTTAAAATATTCTTCACTTAAATTATTTAAATCTTTATATCTATTTCCTGTAAATCTTTGTCTAGGATCACCAACATAATCTCCCAAATTAAAGTACCCAATCTGAGATATAATATCATCATTGATTTGATTTTGAGGTGAAAATGCTACTTCTAAATAATTAAGGTTATCTGTATATGAAGCACTTGCCTCTGTAGTTTGAGATAGTCTTCTAATTGGAGATAATACATTTCCTTCTGGTAAGGATACATTTTCAGATCTAATTTTATCTGTAATTCTATTTTTTATACCTGCGGGGAATTGATCTAAAAAATAATATTCATCATTAGTTACAAAATTAGGTATACTTTTAAAAGCATAATTACTATTAACATTGAAAGATGGAATAGTTTCCCACGATCCTGTAACTTTAGGATGTATTGATGTAGTTGTATCAATATCTAGCTCTGCACCTAGTGATGTCCTAAAGGATAGTTGATCAGGGGAAGCATTTATACCATTACCTTCAATTGATAGAGGGTTCATAGTATAATCATAGAATCTAGTAGTACCTAAAGCTATACTATAGTATCTGACTTCTTGCATGTTACCTAAAAAGTTCTGATATGTAGACCCTGCTGTAAAATCTTCTGCAAAGTATGATAAATCCCCATTGGTCCATCCTACGCTAGCACTTGGAGTTTGTAATGATGCTGATGCTTTAAATCCTATTGAAGTACCATCATTCCCATTATATATCTTATTAGCTGCAAATAAGTTTATATCTTCTAAATTAGTTATCGATGATGTTGTTGATCTTTCTCTAACAATATAATTACCATCTTCACTTATAACAAAATCATAATCTGTTGGTTCTGTTACAATTAACTCAGGATCAAAGGCATTGAATCCATTATTTCTAATCATAACAGACCACCAATCTCCATCAAAGAAAGGTAAATATACACTACACGATACTTCATTTACTGTTCCTGGTTGGGAAATGTATTTTAAAGTACCATATTGGTTATATGGGTCTGGAATGGAACCATTATAAGAACCACTAGTTAAGCCTGAGCCTGTATATTCTAGTACTACTGCTTTATCTATACCTGCACTACTAGTAGTAAACCATAAAGATTGAGATACTCTTGAACCTGGGAGTCCTTCTGTTTTAAATCTAAGTTCTACTGTACCAGGTACTGATGAAATGGAACTTGCAAATTCTGAGTTGACTTCCCATTGAGTACGTATTGAGTTTGTACCTTCAGTATCCCACGCATAATTAAAATTATTAAAGTAGTAATCCCAATCGTTTTCATTAACTTTGTCTTTACCACCAAATTCAGATATTCTTAATATTGTATCTGGTATGCCATAAGATGTGATTAATGCTCTTAAACCTGTTATTGTACCTTTAGTATTTAATAAATAAGGTATATTGTGGTAGATTCTTTTATATAATGATTTATTTGTATCATCCATTGATATAACATCATTAGATGCTGAGATCATTACATCTACTAATTCATAACCTGAAGGAGCAGGTGTTGATCCTGTTATGTTTGGAAATGGGAAAACACTGCCTTCGGGAGTCATCCCTAAAAAAGCTGTGTATAAATCTTTATTTGAGAAATTATTTTGGTATAATTTAACTCCAAAATCTCTAATAGCATCTGCTACCAATTCTTTAGATACACCAAAATCTAATCTATTATCTGCATTATATTTTTGAGTAACATCTTTAGTGTATAACCAAACATTATCATAATATTGAGCAACCATATCAACAAATAAATCATATTGATGGTTAGCTGAGTCTTCTCTTAAATATTCGGGTATAGCTTTTTTAAGTTGGTCAGGATTTGCATTATCATAATATGAAGAAGAAAGTAATAACCCCCCATAATTAGAATTTTGTTCATCAACACTACCTATCCAAGTTAAAGCTTGTGAACTTGTTGAAGAATATAAAACATACGGAAGTTCTGTGGTTGATTTAGGCCATGAAGTCATAGAACCACTACTGTAGTACATAAAATATTCAAACTTATCAAAGTTTTTTATTATATCTGAAATTTTAGCTTTTAGCGGGGTTATACTTGAATTTGAACTTGTAATACTATTTAAGGCATCTAATTCAGAATTATAACTTTCTATTAATTTTACTTTATATTCAAAATTTTCTATTCTAGTTTGGGCGGAACTAAAGTGAATAAACTCAGAAAAATCCGAGTAATCTACACTTATATTAATTGAAGTTTCTTCTAATAAACTATTTACTTGATCCATTGAACTTGTAGAAGCTCCATTTATTATATCAGAATATGATAAGTTTTCAGATGAGTTATTGACTTGATTTTTAACAGGGATGTTGTAATTTGGTCCTTGTATTTGTATAGTATCAGTAAAAGAAGTTGTTTCTATAGGATAAGTTACACGAAAAGCCTCAGGTTCATTTAGAGTAGTAACAATCCAAAGGTTGTCCTTTAAATCAAATTCAGAAGGTAAAGGTTCATATAATTTAACTAAAATAGTTGCATTACTAGTTTTAGGATTTTCTAATTTAATGTTATTAGCTATAATTAAATTATTATTACCAAAATTAAGATAAAAATCTACAAAGTAATCTTGATTTTCTCTAAAAGTTATAAAGTCTCCTGTTTGGTTTTTAATATCTAATCCAGATAGAGTATTACTGTCTAACCTAATTTCAGTTCTATCTGAAGATATTTCTGATATAAAGAAATTTGAAAAATTATCACCTACTTGCTTTACTAAAAAGTTGTAATAAGCTACATATTCCCCAGTATTAAAGCCAGCATTGGCTATGTCAACCTCAGGAGATATATTAAATTGGCTTATTTGGTTATTATTACCTGCAGATTGACCGTCATTTAAAATATCATACTGTCTGTAATTAAGATTACTGTTAAGTATAATATTGTTTTGATTATATACAAAAAACTCTATATAACTAGTTTCTGTTAGAAAACTATTAACATCAAATTGAGACATTAATGATGTATCTTTTCCTTGGTAAGATTGGAAAGAAAAATTATTAGGACTTATTTTAACTATATCTGCCATTGTTATTCAGATTGATTTTGTTGTGCTTCTAAAAGATCCTCTCTTAATTGTGCTATTTCGTTTTGAAGTGCATCTATAAGTTCATCATTTACTTCAGCATTTACATATTCTCCGCTAGTTTTTATTAAAAATTCATGAGAGTTAGTGGGACCCAATTCAGGGATAGAATAAAATAAGGTATTGTACATATTAAAAAACTCTTGAACTGTAGGAAGTTCATTTATTTCTTCTTGTACAGATTTTACTCCTAATTGAGTAAATTCAGTATTTATGGTTTTTTTATAAGTTCTTTTATTAAAAACCTCTTTATTTAAATCTATATTTTCTGCCATTTAAAATCCATTTACAACCTTAAAATAATAACTATCGTCTAAAACCATTGTTGAATTGTTAATTGTTGTTTTTACTAAAACTTTATAATATCTTTCAGGTTCTAATCCATTCATGTAAATATCGAAATAATTTCCATTTTCATCAGAACTAAGTTTTGTATAAGTAGTGTCGAAATTAATAACAAATTCATTGGTATCCAAATCTTTTACAGCATACTGTGAAGCAGTTGGTAAATAATTTACACCTGTAAATAGAGATGATGTTTGATATACCCTTTTTGGGTATTTATCTGCTACATTAAATCTAAATCTATGAACTGATTCGGGTAAAAATTCTCCTGGGTTTTCAGCTAAAGAAGCTACTATATTAGTAGATGATAAAATACTTCCTGTTGCTGATCCAGTTAATACAGTTGAGTAATCCTCCCATTTAAATTCCAATTCAGGTGGATATATTGTATTAGTGTCAACACTATAAAATTGCATTACAGGTTGGATTTGGGCGTTTGCTGTAAATTCGACTGAATCTTCCCACTTTACAATAAAACCATTATTATCCATAGAACCACTATACCAACGTGATACTACTTCTTTTGTATTAACTTCTAAATCTTTTTCACTTCTAGTATCAAATGATTGAGTAACCTTAAAGTATGTACTACCTGAATTTATTAACCATGCTCCACCACCAGCTCCTACATAATCAGAGTTGAAAGATGAGGTTACTTGATTTCCATAAACATCTTGACCGCTTGAAGACCATGCTACAGAACCTTTAAAATTTGGAGAAAACCATGAAGCACCATCGGTAGTCTGCGGTACATCTAAATATGTTCCAGTGCCATTATACCAATATTGAGCTAATGGATATACCGCTAAATCTGTTGATTCAACGATACCTTCTGCAGTTGCTATAAATGTTTTTAAATTTACATCCCATTGTTTGCCCTTAATTTTATTATTGATAACATCCTCAATTTCATCTTGAACAAATTCAGTTAAAAATCTAGATACTCTGGGTAATGAATCTATAGCTATATTTAAATTTGTTATAGATATAATAGGGTCTATACCCGTATTCATATCTGGGTATAAGGTATATAATGTTGTATCTTTATATGGGAATAATTTGTAAACTGCCATGATTTAAAAAGTTGAATTTGCTGGTAAATCCCCAGGGTTAAAAGAATTTTTATACTCGTTTGTAGGAAGATATTGGTGTACCATATTATTAATAATATTTCCATTTTTATCCATTAAAGGTCCTTGTGTAGTTGTTGTTTGATATACTCCATTAGGTATATTACGTGTACCTGCACTTGCTCTATTTGGGCCTCCTGAATTTCCTGGTCCTGGGTTTTCAATGTCTAATCCTGTTCCATTTTTGAAAATATTTTGTTGTTGAATTTGAGTATTGTTTATACCAAATTCACTTACAGGTTCTCTTTCTTCTTGACGTGAATCTAAGTAAGTGTTAGATGGAGAATATTTGTGGGTATGGTTATAGCTTGGAAAGCTATTAGGCCCCCCTTGAGGTTGAGAATTTTCAACATCTAGGTTTGTTTGATTTAATGAATTTCTTAAGTGAGGTGCTAATGGCATAATTTATTTTTTTATAATGGTACTACTCTACCTTTAATATCTTGGTTGGGAAATTTAATTTCAAAAATTGAAGGGTCTAAGGATGGATATATTACTCCATTTTGTGTTGCTGCTGAGATTTCATATGAATATGGGGAATATCCTAGTGCTGCTCCTGCTTTGTTAGAAACAATTATATTTTTGACTGTTTGAACTCCAGTTATTTTATCTAACCTAACATATAAATCGTTTATTAAGATAGGTTCATTCATTTGCCATTTATCTCTTGAAAAATATTCTTTTAAAGATTCTATACAAGACAATATTACATCACTATTATTATAATTAGGTAATACTATTATTTCAAAATCTATAGCTATGTTAATAATAAAAGCATCTCTTATTTCAATATTATCTCCTATCATTCTATATTGAGATAAATAAGTCCTTAAGTTCTTTTTTAAAGTATTTGTTGCTGTTGAAAGTTGACCTTGACTATTTTGAGATAAAATAAACATATTTAATGTTTCAATTGTTGAAACTTGTTCATCTGTTAGTTTCGGTTTTTCTATATATGTTTTAGTAACAGCCCCAAAATCAGAAGGCATACTTAAAGCTCTAACCATATAATCATCTAATGTAACTGTTCTTTGTTGAGTTGCAATTTGCATTAGAGTATTTTGTCTAATTTCTTCAGGAGTATCACCTGCTTGACCCCCATCTGCAGCTTCAGAATTGTTAACTGCGATTGAATTAAATATAGCATCTGCTGTTATAATATTTAAATTGGGTTTGTTAAATCTAGTATTTGATGTGTCTAACGTTGTTAAATCGTTAGAAGGAACATTTGCTCCAACTCCACCCCCAGTTAAATATCTTACGGTTAAAGTAGTACTTGAAGGTGCTATACCGTAAGTATTTGTAAATAAAAAGTTTGTTGGGGAATATGCGGTTGTAAGCTTATTTTTTTCAAAAGGTAAACCTATACCTACATTATTTGGGTTTGGGGTAATTTCTTCATCAGTATCATTAGGATTACCAGCACCAAATTGGATTTGTAAATTTGAATCTGAAGTTAAACGTGTAGCAAAACGTCTTTGTATTTTTTTCAGTTGTAATAAATAAGGTACATCACCCGCATCTTCTACATTATTGGGATCATTAGGGTTAGTATTTTTAATACTGTCATAAACCATTTCTTGGCCTAAATAATCTACTTCAGACCATACGTTACCATCAGAATCTACAATATCTAATACTCCTATAATATTATTTGTAGATATGTCTACTGTAGAGAATTGTTCAGGTTCTCCAAATGAGAAGTTTTGAGATTTAATTGTAGCCGAGATTGCTTTTCTTGTTTTTTTCAACAAGTAATATGTGGGAACGTTTCCTGCAGTTTTGTATATAGAAATCTCTGTTGGATCCAAAGAACTTGAAACTGAAAAATCACAAGCATCTTCTATAATAAAATTTGTATTTGGGTTAAGTGAAGAAGCTATTGTACTATTTTCTCCAATTGTTAAAGTATAATCAAAATCTGGGACGTAGCTACTTCCTGATAGTTTTGATGGGACTTGTTGGTATAAATCTATAGTAGCTTGAGCCGCACCTGTTGCTTTTGGTTTATAACCAAACATATAAGCTAACTCATATAAACTATTAGTTTGTCTAGCAAATTGTGTAAATGTTTCTTGTAATTGATTATCTAAGTAAAAGGACATTACATCACCTACATAAGCTGCTTGTTCCATAAACATCATACCAGGTGATGTGGGGGAAAAGTCATTGTAAGTATTAGGGAAGTAAGTTTTTGAAAATTCTATTAACTTAGCTCTAATATCTGAAAAGTCTCTATTTACGTATTTTATGTCTCTATTTACTGGGGTAGCCATTATTTAAAGTCTATTTCTAATGTATCATTAATATTAGTGTTTATAACACTATAAGTTAAAGATACTGTTATTGTGTTTGTGTCTTCTTGCCTTAATATTTCTAAATTACCTACAGCTACATTGGGGAAAAATTGTTCTAAATCAGTTGAAATTCTTTCTTCTAGAAAATCTAAATTATCTGTTGTTATTTGTTGGAAGATAAATGCTCTTAACCCCCCTCCAAATGTAGGGTTTAATGGTCTTTCTCCAGGGTTAGTAAGAAAATAATTAATTAAATTGTTTTTAATAGCCGCAGCTGTTGTATAATTAGGATTAAATACCCCAGGCATAGAAAAAGGTATATCTACTCCTACTGCTGCACTTTTATTAAAGTCTATTGGATATATTTGCTGTGCTCCAAATGCCATTATCTATTTGTCATTAATCCCATTATTTGATCCATTCCTACTTCCCCTCCAGGTAATGATCCATTTGCAGATGTTGTGTCTATATTACCTTGTGGGTTAAAAGTTTGAGCATCTTTGCTTGTTAGGTTTAGTTTAGTTTCACCTATAATATCCATGTAAGATTGTCTTCTATCTACTTGTGATACAGGTGGAGGTGTAGTTGAAGTTATGGTTCTATTCTCTTGAACAGGTTGAGGTGTAGGGATTTTAGGAGCTTTAACTGCTTCTAATAAAACTTCCTTTAATTCCTCTTGTATAGCTTCTCTAACAGCTTCTTTAATTAAATTTTTTAGTAACTCGGTTTTCATATACTGTTTTTTATAAATATTATATTATTCTGCTTTTAAATCATTTTGTTTAATATAAAATGTTAACTCATTTATTAGGATTTGATCATTTGATGAAAATGAAGGTTCACCTTTAAGCATTATTATTCCTGCTTTATTTTTAGCTACTGCTCTTCTTCTTTTTAATCCTCCTATTGTTGTGTTGTCTACACTAATTACATCCATAGCAAACCCATTAACATTGGTAATAACAGGAGAACCTTGTTCTGCTTGTTGTTGTGTTGATTCTAATAGTTGGTTTGAGATTTGTTGTTGGGCTACTAAATCCCCTTCTTCCCCCCCTATTTCTTCAGCACACCCTTGAATTAACATATCTAATATGTTTAACATGTTTATTACTGTTTCTATTTTTGATTTTATAAAAGTTAATTGAAATGTAAATTCATCTACCTCGGGTTTTGTAGAATTGATTAAATCATCTAAATCGGTTACAGCTACAGCTAATTTAAAATATGCGCCTGATGGTATGGGGGTAGCCATTGTTGATGGTAGCAATGCTGCGGCAGATGCTGCTGTTTTTGCACCTTTTACTGCATCTTCAGATACAGATATAACTTTATTTAGAGGGTCAATTGCTTTTTTAATTTTATCAAGACCATTATTTAATTTATCTAATTGTTTAGTTAATTGGTTCTTTTTATCTATTATAACATTTAGGGCTTCTATATCAGCAGGACATGAAGGGAGTTGATTTTTGATTTCTTTTTTAACAGCTTCCATCCCTTCTTTTTTAGCTTTTGTTAGTAACTTTTTAAGTTGAGATATTCCAAAAGCTGTTACCATTGCTATTATAGCAGGGAGTAGTTTTGTTTTTACTTGTTCTAAAATTTCATCAACTTGTTCTGTTACAAAACTTTTATCTATTTTATCTTTAAAAAGTTGAATTTCTTCTTCAGAATAATCTTCAAGTTCTAACTGTTCTTCTTCAACTGTTGCTTTAATTGGTTTTAATTGAGTAATTCCTACAGATGATTTAATAGAACCATCCAAGTTAACTGTAGAAAAGGACATTGCAGTATATTCTTGGGTTGTTATTTCTAAATTAAAAGGTATAGCTTGGGGACCTGTTCTTGTTGGTGGTGGTGGAGGTGTAAATGAATTAGGTTTAAACCCTATATTATTAAAATCTAATAGGGTATAGGGAGATTTGTCTTTTTTTAATTTTGCCTCAAATTCGGAGATGGAAGAGAAGTTAAATCTTTTTTGAAGGTTATTTAAAATTGTATTTCTTAAATCAGATAAAGATTCTTTATAAAACATTTCAACTTCTATTGGTTTAGGGTCAATAACTCCACCATAACCACGAGGGGGTGTTGGTTTACTTTGGTCAAAAGTTCCACCCTCAGGGAAGAATTGAGTTCTCCCAAAAATATTTGAATTTTTAGGGTCTGTGTAATTTATTATTAAACTTTTAAGTTCTGTTTTACCATTATATTTTTCTATATTTAATTTTATATTACTGTTTCCTATAACTTGGTTAGTTTGGGTATTAACAAGGTTAACTTTTTCCGGGTATCCTGGTTTAGTTTCTGATGTTGGGGGAACTTCATCCATTTGATATGCTCCAGATAAGGTAAAATCTCCAGAGGGTTCAGTAATTGTTTCATACCCATTAGTTGGGTCTTTTACTGTTACTCCCCCCATAGGTTGTTGAGTTTCCTCATCTACAACTTTACCTACTATCTTGTATTCATATTTAGGTGGTTCTTCAGAAAGAGGTGTTTTTTCTTTAAGGAGGTTTCCTTGGATGTTATATTCACTTTCTAGAGTATTATTTGCTACTATTAACGCTTCTTCAGCTAAAGCATCATCTTCAGCTGTTGGGGAAGGGTTTCCTGATTCATCTATTTTTATATCTGTTCCTCCCTTAGTAGAACCCTCAACATTAATAATTGCCTTTTTTTCAAGACCTACAGATTCAATATTAATTGAACCTTTAATATCTGGGTTTTCTGGAAGGTAAATGGAGTAAGGTGAATCTGCATTTGGGTGTGGTGGGGGTATTTCACCTGCTGTTGGAGATTCTTCAGTTTCTTCTTCTGAAGATGTTTTATTAATTTCTTGGTCTGGGTTAGAGTTTTCATAAGTGTAAGTAGTATCTTGGAATATATAACTATCAAACCTATCTGTGTCTTGGGCATATTCTACAAAACTATCTAAATACTCATCCATTAGTTCATCAACAAAACCACTAGTAGTAAAATTATCTCCTTCATTATCAGAATCATATTCTTCTAATATAACTCCATTACTTGATTTTATAACAATACCCCAACTTATATCATATTCAAATTCTCTTTTTTCCCATTCTTTTAAATAAACTGTACCTTCTATAGTAAAATCTTCATTAGTTCCACTACTATTTCCATTACTACCCCCATTAAATCTTGAATCCCCATTTGATTTTAACCATTCATAGGTTTTTCTATTTTGATCAATAATATCTTGACCACCTATTGTACCCGTAGATATAACCCCTGCATCTGTAGCATCTAGTATATCCATTTGAGTTAGAATATTTGCTAATTCTTCATCTGTAGGTTCTCCAGTCGGTGGGGAACTTGAAGTAGAAGGTTCTCCCCCATTAAATATAATAAAAAACTTATAATCTCTAGATGTATCTCCGTTGTACCCCATTATATAGTTTTACTAGTTTTGGATTTGAATTTTTCAATTTTAGATTTGAATTGTTGAGCTCTAGTTAGTAATTCACTCGCTGGGGTTTGTGTTACACCATCTGGAACTGAAACACCAATAGGCCATATTGTACTACCTTGTAAAGCCAAACATAAATATTCTATCCCTGTTACTAAATGGTTTAAATTTGCTAAAAATGTATCCCCTAATATTACAGGTTCTGATGCTCCTATCCCTCCTAATTTAACTTCTTTAGCATCAATTATAAAACTTTTAGTATCAAAATTTAATGATGAGTTAGATGATAAATTAATTGATTTTTCACCGCTTAATAGTATGTGGTCTTTTTTAGCATTAAATACTAATCTATCGGAGTTAATTACTACTTGGGGACCTACATATTGATTAGGTACTGTAGGGGCTTCTCTATATGAAAAATATTTTTCACTTGAATTTTTAATGTTTAATTTTTGAGTAGATGATAAATAAAGTGAAGATAAATCATCATTAATATTTTCTGTTGTTGGTTTCCATGTTGGTTGGGACGTATTAGGATTTTGACCATTTCTTAATATTATAATAGGATCCCCAGTTGTAGTACCTCCAGAAACATTATTTGACCAACTATTAACCCCTATTGATTTTCCATTATTCAAATACTGGTTAGTACTACCTAATCTTATACTATTTCCAAATCTACCCTGATTAAGTAAGTCCCCTGTAAATAATTCTAAAGGATAAGTTTTAGGTTTTTCTTTAAAAGTAATTTGAGTATTATTGTGTCTTGAGTTTAAGTTAATATCTGAGGAGTTATTTGTTGTTTTTTCGGAAGTTCCCCCTTCAGATTGTTTATAATTTTCTAAATTATTTGGTGGTTGTATATTTAGTGGGTTTGGGAAGGCATTGTGGTGAGGGCTATTCCATAAACTTATAATACTAGAATAGTAATAAGATCGTGAATTGATTTTTGTTCCAATGTTAGTATTGGGGAGAGAAAATAAAATTACTAGTTCATTTACAAGAGGATGATATGAAGATTGTGGGGTAATGGGGGAAGCTATGTCACTAGGTGAAGCTGCATCTCCTATTATTTCAAAAAATATAGTACCTATACCATTATAACCCCCAACTTTATTGAAGAATTCATGTTTATCATTTAAAACTATATCAGTAACTCTCCCTACTATAGGTTTTAACCCCCCCTCAGACATAAAACCATCAAATATGTCTTTACTTGATTGTTTTGAGTTTGGGGTAGAATCTATTATGTTGGTATAACCTTTTTTATATACGGGCATTACTCTTCTTCTTTTTTAGGTGGTAGTTGTAAGTTATTTATTTCTTTAAGTAATTGTTCTTTTTCTTCATCAGAAATACCAAAACCATTTTCTTCAGTACCTTCATTTGCGAATATACGTTGAAATATTGTAGCAACTTTAATAAGCGCTTCATCGTTTTTAATGCCAAGTTCCATATACTCTTTAATAAGTGGCACAATCATTGTAGCATCACCTATATCACTAATTAACGGCTTTAATTCATTGATTAATGCGCTAATTTGGTCTTCTTTCTTCTTTTGGTTATCGTATATTTCTTTAAGTAAATCTGAGTAGGATTTTTTACCAAAGATTTTTTTATCTAAATGACTCATATTTATAGGGTTTATGTATATAAATATAAAGAATTACACCTTTTCGAACTCTACATAACCTCGTTCTAAAAAAGTAATATAGTTATCTTTAAATAACCCATAAAGTTTACCTGCTATTTTGGTGATTTTGGGAGTTTTAACCTCAAGACCATTAGCAGCCATTATTTCTCTGATGTAAATATATAATGCTTTTTTATTAAAAATCTCTAAATTTTCTCTTTTTCTAAATAATTCAAGAATAGCATCTGCTACTTGAGCATCATTACCTTTAGGAAAAAATTCATCAAATCTTTCTTCAACATATTCAACATATTGATCTATAAAAAATGATAATTTATCTGCTACTCTATCATCTTCTAAATTGTAAGAGTAAGTTTCATCTTTGTATAAATCTTCTACTGGTGCTTTTTTAACACGTTTTTTATAGTTTTTAGTGTTGTATAGTATAAGCCAACGTTTAACTATAGTACCAAAATAAGAATAAGCTTTAGCTCCTTTACTTGGGTCAAATAAATGAATCTTTGACATTAAAAATACTATTATTTCCTGTTGTAAATGTTCTATTTTATCTACTTCAGTATAATAAAATTTAAAAGTATGGATTATATTTTCTGTGAGTTTGAAAAACCCATAATGAATTCCTTCACCATATATTTTACTTTTAACCTTTGAGCATTCTGTATTGTTATATAGTATAATGGCGTCTTCTGTCTCTTGAGTAAAGTAATTCCTCGAGACTTTTTTTCTACGTCTAGGCATTTTATTTAATTTCTTTTACTTTAAAATCGTTTAAGATATCTTGTATTTGTTGAACTGATTTGAAAAAATGCCCAACTTCATCATCTGATTTAAATGTTCCTGCTTGGTCTATTTCTTTTAATTTCTTGTCTGATGCTTCTATTGTTTTAGATAATTTATCTAGGTATGTAAGATATTCAACTAAAACGTCTTCTTGTTTTTCATTCTTTCGAAGTAAATTAAGAGTTGTAAACCCTAATACTACTGTTAGGATTGATGTAATTGATATTATTATTATTATTTCCATTATAAATTGTTAAGCATATCCTTTAATCCTTCACTTTTAATTGAACCTAATGTTTTAGTTTTTATACTAACATTAGTTTTCTTTTTAGTTTGGGGTTCTTGATTATTATATAATTTAGGCATCCATTCTTTTTCAAATTCAATTCTAGCAGCCATTAAATCTGCTTGATGTATTATATAAATTAAAGATGTACGAGGTTTTAATTCGGGCATCCATGATTTTAAATAAGGTTCATTTGCTGGGTCATATAAACCATCATGTAAACGAATAGCTAACCATTCATTTTCTGTAGGTGTAATGCCTGCATCAACTAATAATTTAATTGATCTTTCTGGGACAGACATGAATGAAAGTTTTTTATTAAATTCATACATTTCTCCTAAATTCTTTTTTCTCCATTCATCCTGAGATGGTTTATGAGCATATTCTTTACCATCACCCATTTTACCTAAATCATGATTTAATGCTGAAAATACAAGTTCTTCAATTGTGTAATTTTCTTCTACCCCAAACCTTAGCCATGTTTTATTAAATTCTAAAGCAGCTTCAATTACACGATTAACATGATCTACATACCCACCTGGAAATGCGTTGTGATAAGCTTTTTTATGGGAAGCAGGCATTAACATGATTTCTTCTTCATGCTTTTTATAAAATTCTATAAGTTTTTCTTTTCTAGGATCTGAAATATAAGTATTAATATAACCTATAAGCTTTTCCCAATTAGATTGAATTAATTCTGCTGAAATATCCATGTTATCCTTGTTCCCTTTCTATTATATCCGTTATATCCTGGATGGTTTCTGTGATTTCACGTTGATTTTGGTTAATTTCTTCCCTAGACCCACCTCTATGGATACTAAAATCCAACTGTTTCATCTGTCCAGATAATTTTGCAAGGCGTCTTTGTACTAATGTTTTATTTCTCATATACTTTATTTTATTGAATTAATGGTGGGGTTATCCTAACCCCTTATTATCAACTTAACCCTTTTTTTTCTTTATCGTTTTTATCATTCATCACTTTATCGTTATCTCTAAACCCGTGATTATAATGTACGATTTGAAAATTATGATTCCAAACTATCTTTGAGAAATTTTTGTATTTTTGTAAGAAGAGCGCATTTTTCATATTCTTCTATGGATTCGAAGAATTTTATTGACATTTCTAATGCCTCTCCTAGTAATTCTGAGTCTTGAATCTTAAGGCAATCTTGCCATATTTCTTTATCAAGATCTACTACTTGAATGTAACTCCAACCTCTAAAAAAAGCCATATGTTCACCTGCTTCTTCTAAATCACCAAAATCCCCTAATTCAGGATCTGCTTCTTTAAACATTTTAATTAATTTTTGTTGAAAATTTAGATGGTTGGTTATGATTTTTTGAAACATCTTTATTTGATATGTAGGGGTGGCTCTGAATTCTTCAAATCCAACCATACCTTCTACCTCCTCCTCAGATGGTTCAGGGTAGTTTCTGTCTGGATCATTTTTTCCAAACATACCGAATATTTTGTCGATGTCCATTTAGTATAAATATATAAAAAGGTGATTATTAAGGCAAGTTAGTTTAAATTAAACTTATATAACACCGAATATTGGAAACTATCATTTCTTTTTTCATCAATCAGATCAGATAAAATATCTTTAAGGGCTTGAGTATATCCCTGCATCCATTTCAATTCACTTAGAGTATATTCTCTTGAGGGTTCTTCAAGTTCTCTGGTATTTTCAATAATAGCCTGTTCTAGTATGTCTATGTAGTTATCTATCAATGGTGTGTTTGATTATAAATATTATTTAGATATGTCCTTTTTAGTATTAGTAGCTTCATCGTTAATAGAATTTAAACAATGATCTCGTTCGATTCGGTCTAATACCCATCGAAGTGCATCTCCTAATAGAGTTAGCGTTTTATCTCGCTGATTTTTACCTAATACTGATGATATAGTTTCCTTAGGATTACCAAATTTATACCCACCATCTGTTATAAAAACACTATTCCAAAATTCAGCTCCTACCACATTAGCAAATAAATCTATTTCACGAGCAGTACGGTAAAACCATACAGCTAACATTTTCTTATTACCTGTAAAAATATATTTTAAGATCATAAAACATATAATAACGGGCAATAGTAAATAAAGTAGTATGATAGCGATAGTTAAAATTAATAACTCAATCATATTTTTATTATCTGTTTATTACAGATCTAATGAAAATTGCGAAAGAAATAGGCCAAATAACCATGCCTACTAATACTTCTATAACTCCTAACTTTAACCTGTATTCTTCGATTACTAAATTGTCATTCATATATTGGAGAATAAACATCCAAATACACCCTAATAAAAGATAAATTGTGAGAAAACTCATATAATATTACCCTTTAATGTGGGTTCTATTATAAATATAAACTAATTCCTGAATTCTCCAGAAAGTTGTTCAAGCATCATTTGGTACTCTGCTTTTTCTAACTTTGTCAACGAAGAATACCACTCAATAAAATCTCCCCCTTTAACTTTTAATAATTCTTTTTTAATATCTCTATTCCTCATATGTAATTTTTACCGATTTTTTCAATTGCCTCTTGTGCTTCATCAAGTGGTATATCAAAAAATTCTCTATTCTGATTTACGCGATAACTTGCTAATTCACGGTGAACTTCTTGTTCTAATTGCTCGCCATTGAAACATTGAAATGCCCATTCTACTTTATAGGGCAAAGCAACACCTGTAGATGAGCTAATTTGCTTAGCCCTAACTTCGGGTTCATTTTTAGTGTAACCTATTTTAAGCATATTAGGCAAAGTTGGGTTCGATAGTACATATACCCATTGATCAGCCTCTCCTCGGTTTGAATATATATCTTTACGTCTTGAGGTATAATATGTAATAGAATCCCAACCATCTCCATCTTCAGATATAGTATAAAAACGAATAGGTGAGTCTATTAAATCCTCATCTTTACTAAAATATTTAGAAGATTGTTCTTCTGTGATTTTTTTTAATTTGATTGTATTAGACATTTACCTTAATTTTTGAGAACGCTCATTGCGTTGGATTAATATTTCACTTGAGATTATTTTATCACTATGTTGGGGTGCAATCATTCTATTAGTACCATAAGCATATAGTGGACCTTCATAATCCTCACCCTGTATTCTACGTTTACCATCAAATGATCTAAAATCCGTTGGGGTAACTCTATGCCATCTTTTTAATCCTGGCATGTATATTTCTAAATGGCTAGCTTCATTGAAGCGATGTTCCATTTTTTCAGTAAAACCTGTTTTTTCCATTATATTATTATAACCTTGATTTGATTTGTAATTGTTTCCTTTGGAGTTGGTGCATCATGTCCTTGATACCAAACACCACCTTCAGGATTGAATGTTGTTTCTATAAAAATATTTACAGTATCCCCTACCATTTCATTATCTAAAAAGAAATTTTGTGTTGGATTGTAATTATATTTTGAATAAGATCCAACTAAGGTTGGTGCATATGGACACTCTGTACAAAAGTGTTTTGGAACCTGATAACCCGCAATATTATAAGGGGTATGTAAATCCATTATATCATTTAGGGTATAAGTATAATTTCCAAAGGGTATAGGAACATTTAAATTGCTACTATTAAACCACCCTAAATAAGAATACATAGGAGTTTGAAAATACAATTCTCCAAATACTACCCAATAATCAGAATCAAATTTAGCTTCTACTTGTGGTACATCATTTCTAACATAATCACTATTTAATGTTGATAGTTGGCCTTTTACTTGGAAATAATCTAAACCATTCCAAGGTATTTCATAGTAACCATTTGAATTGGGGGTGATTTCTTGGTTTTCATATACTATAGTGTAATATGTTTCACAGTCACCATTACAAGGAGATTGTTGTATTGTTTCTTTTTTACATGAAGCAAGTAGTAAAATACTAAAAAATACTAATGCTATAACTAAAAATGTTTTTGTTGAATCTTTCATAACCTTAATTTTAAAATAAATCTTTTATATTCTTAATAAAAAGTAAAACAGTGATAGGCCATAAGAAGATATTGAATAATCTATCAAACCAATTAAATCTAGGAACTTCAATTCCCTCAACCTCTAATTGATTTCTATGCTTTTCATTAGAATATTCAATAAAAAACATAATAATAGAACCAATACTAACATAATACATCATAACCTTTATTTTTTAACTTACGGTGTAAATATACGAACAATATTTGGGGGAACCAAACCTCTCTCGAAGAACCTTTACTTAATTACATACTTCTATACCAATATCCGTATATATCAGCATATTAATCAAATTTTTGCATAAGAGGTCGGATGCAAAGGTAACAAACATAGGAACTAAGCGAGGCTATGAAACCATAGTTTAAAACATGGATATCATGTTGATATAATGTATGGGTAAATAGACCTGCCCAAAAACCGAAACACATTGGACATTGAAATAGATACCATCGTTGGATGAATCTAAATAACCTTGATTGTGTAACGATTAGGGTTAAACCTATTGATGATAATATGACTTCCAGAAAAGCTAACATCCGCTTTTACATCTTGTGACAGGTCTTAATTTACGTGGTGTGTGTGGTATATGTGTTCTCATACTGATACATATATGAACTACTTTGGTTTATACTGAATATATGATGAAGCTAGGTTCTGTTTTTAAAATTCTTATATAGTAACCACATCCCATAAGCTAATACTAGTACTTGTATTTCTATTATCATATAAAT